TCGGGGATTTAGACCTCAATGATACACCAATTCGGTCATTGCCTGATAATTTAACCGTTCAAGGGTATTTAGGCCTTAGTGGTACAAAAATAACATCACTTCCTGATAACTTAAAAGTAGGTGGGGATTTATGGATTAACAGCACCCCTAACTTAGATACAAACAACTTACCAAGTTCATTGGTAGTTAAAGGAACCATATACCACGTTTAGATAAAACCACAAATAAATCTCCTCATAATATACGCAGTTTATAACAAGCATAAATAACGTAAAGTTAATTATCACGTTATTATGGCAACAACATTCAAATACACTTCAAACTATAAACGAAACTTAATCAACTATTGGAATCAATTAATTCCTGGGTGGACAATACCCAAAGGATTCCACGTGCATCATATTAAACCAAAATCAACGTTTAAAAACAAGGATGATTTAAAAATACATCATCCATCAAATCTAATAGCATTACATCCTGATGACCATATTGCTATTCACAAGAATAGAGGTGATAAAATTTCGGTAAATTTTATTAAAGTTATAGGAGGAAGTAACCATATAACGGATGAATACCGCCTTAAGTTATCTAAAGCAAAAAAAGGTAAACCAAAGTCCAATCAGCATATTAAAAACGCCGCAAATGCACTTAGAGGAAGAAAGTTATCAAATGAACATATTAAAAATATGAGCAAAGGGTTAAAAGGAAGAAATATTTGGAATAAAGGTATGTCTTTAACAGAAGAGCATAAACAAAAAATAAGCGAAACTAAACGTGGTAGAGTTGCACATAATAAAGGCGAAAACGGTCGCAAACATTATAATAATGGTTTGATAGGGATTATGGTATTTCCAGGTGAAGAACCGCATGGATTCGCGCACGGAAGATTGTGTAAAAAGGAGATAAGTAATGGCAACATCTAGTCGACAAACCAGTATTTTTGGAATTGAGGATTGGCGTTCTTTATATAAGACATACAATCAAGCAGACTTTCAGAGTTATAACTTCGAAACACTACGAAAAGGTTTCGTTGATTATCTAAGACAGCATCACCCAGAAGACTTCAATGATTATGTTGAGAGTTCAGAATTCATTGCGTTACTTGACGTAATGGCATTTATGGGACAAGCGATAAGTTACAGACAAGATTTAAACACACGTGAAAACTTTTTAGATACTGCAGAACGTAGAGACAGTGTTGTTAGACTTGCTGATTTAGTTGGATACACACCAAAACGTAATGAAAATGCTAGTGGATTTTTGAAGGTTACTTCAGTAAGCACGACAGAAAATATTACTGACTTTAATGGTGCTAACTTGGCGAACGTAACACTACGGTGGAATGATAGTACAAATATTGATTGGCAAGACCAATTCAACACTGTAATGAATTCTATGATGGTTGATAGTCAAAAAATCGGAAAGCCTGGAAGAACAGCAGATGTACTTGGTAACAAGACAGATGAGTACACGGTAAATTTAGTTAGTAATTTGATGCCAATTATACCATTTTCAGCAACTGTGAACGGTGCTAACATGGATTTTGAGGCTGTTAGTGCAACCACAGCAAACAAAACATCAGTATATGAACCATCACCAGTTCTTAATGGTGATTTTAATATCTTATACAGAAATGATAAGTTAGGATTTGCTAGTAAAGACACAGGATTCTTTTTTCACTTTAAACAAGGTACATTAATTAACAAAGACTTCACATTGAGTGACAGAATTGCGAATCGCAATGTTGATATCAATACAGAAGGCGTTAATAATAGTGATGTTTGGTTATATGAATTGGATAAAACTACGGGCACTGTATTAAGTGAGTGGGAAGAGGTGGATAATATATATGCACCTATCACAAAACAAACCGAGTCTACTGTCCGTAGGTTTTTTAGTATAACTGGACGTGCCAATGACCAAATTACAATGAACTTCGGTGACGGTGTTTTTGGTGATATACCTATTGGATTTTTTCGTTCATTTGTAAGGTTGAGCAATGGAAGGAAATATATCATTAATGTCGGTGATATTTCAGGGGTTAACCTTAGTGTACCTTATATAAGTAGAAATGGAAGGGCGGAAACTGCAACATTTATTGTTAGTTTAACTCAAAATATTAGTAACGCAAGTTCAAAAGAAAGTTTAAATGATATTAAGCGTAATGCTCCAGCGAAATTCCACACACAAAATAGAATGGTCAATGGAGAGGATTATAATAACTTCCCATATACAGCATTCAGTAGTATCATCAAAAGTAAAGCAATTGCAAGGACTAATATTGGAACGAGTAGGCATTTGGATTTAGTTGACCCAACTGGCAAGTACTCGAGCATCAACACATTTAATAGCGATGGAGTTATCTTTAAGAATGATGCTAGTACATCATTCACGTTCAGTTTTGATGACAAGAATGATATCGAATCAGTGATTAGAAAGCAAATTGAACCAAAGATTGCGGAACGGAGTACGGTTCACTTGTACTATAATACGTTTAACAGAAGTTCTTTAACCGCAATTGACATTGCGTGGAACCAAAGTACAACAACAACCAACGAAACCACTGGTTATTTTAAAAATACGGCAGGAAGTGCACTCCAAGTCGGAAGTTATGTGTCTGATAATAGACAATTTATCGTACCTAATGCATTAATTAAATTCGAAACACCAAAGACTGATAGTAATGGAGTATATTATTTCGATAAGAACAATAGGTTAAAGCAACGTGGTGATTTATTAACAACAGACAATACTATTCTATGGAGCGGAGTTAAGTTAGTCACGTTAGAAGGCACAAACTTTGGTGTTGGTAATAAATCAGATGGAAGTGGTCCAATAACATTGACCAATTTCATCCCAACGGGGGCTATCCCCACATCTATTGTTCCTGTATTTAATACAGATTTGCCATTAGCGTTTGAGCAAGAAATGTTAACACAGTTTGAATTATATAATGATTTTGGCATAGGTTATGATAATAGTATAGGAAGTTGGTACATTATTGCGAGTGCTAATTTGGATAAATCAACTGCTTTTAGTTTAGATAATGCACAAAATACTTCAGGAACCGGTATTGATTCTAGTTGGATTGTTAAGTTCGTTTCGGTAGATAAAATATACACAACCACATCACGTGCATTGAAGTATTTCTTCTCAAGTATTATTGAAACGCGTTTTTATTTCAGTGGACATAATAAAATTTTCGACCCTAAAACAGGAAAAATCGTAAATGATTTTATTAATGTTCTTAAAACAAATACACAACATGGTAGCAATTTACCATTAAGTAATGATATTAAATTAGATATTATTGGTCAACCAACTGAATCAGATGGATTTGTTAATGACTTTAATGTGGAAATTAGTTACACGGATGAAGACAATGATAACGTCGCCGACAATCCTGATTTTTTCGACGACATCACTTTAAATAGTGGATTAGTATTTTTCGAGACAATAGTTGACGCGGATGGATTGGAAAGAGAATTGCCTATTAGGAGTAACGTGATGGATACTGAATTTACCAGTACTACTGACCCATTATTAGTGCTCACTAGTTATCCAGAAAATCAATTATTTTACTTCGCTGATGAGGTAGATAAGTTTCGTGAATTAGTATCTAATGTATTAGTAGTAAAAACAAATATGTCAGTGAAAACAGGTAGACAAGATTTACAATTTCATTACCGTCATAACAGTTCTAACGTAAAACGCATTAATCCAGGACTTACCAATATAATTGATATATTTGTCGTGATTAGTGCATATTACACACAGTACAAGAAATATATCCAAGATGTAACTAACACAATCACAATACCATCTACACCAACTATATCGGAGTTAACGTCGTCCTATCAAACATTACAGGATAGCAAGATGCTAAGTGATAACATTGTATTAAACAGTGTTATTTTTAAGCCATTATTCGGCAATAAGGCGAAGGATGAATTACGTGCTAATATTTCAGTAATTAAGGTACACGATTCATTGGTGAGCGACAGTGAAGTTAAAAGCAGAGTAGTATCTGTAATGAATGACTATTTTGATATCGATAATTGGGATTTCGGAGATACATTTTATTTTTCTGAACTGTCTGCGTATCTACATGACCAATTGGGAGATATAGTTGGCTCAGTAGTAATTGTACCGACTGATGTAAATAAAAAATTCGGCGATTTATACGAAATTAGGTCTGCATCAAATGAAATTTTTGTAAATGCAACTACAGTAGATAATATCAATGTTGTTGATTCATTAACTTCAGATAATCTAAACGGGATAACATAATATGGCAAGAAATAGGTCGGTAGATTTACTACCTGAAATATTTAAATCTAATCCCAACAAGGAATTTTTAAACTCCACCCTCGACCAACTCGTCCAAGAGCCAAAATTGAGACAAACTCAAGGGTTTATTGGTAGAAAGTTTGGTGCAGGAATAGAAAGTGGGGATTCTTATGTATTGGAACCAACAGTAGAGCGAACAAATTACCAACTAGAACCTAGTATTGTATTTACAGATGATGGTGGGAGCGCAGAAAGTGCGATAACCTACCCAGAGATAGTTGATGCATTAAAGACAAAGGGCGCAAATGTTTCCAAACATGATAGATTATTCTCAAGTCCAATTTACAGTTGGAGTCCATTAATTGATTTTGATAAATTTGTAAATCATAGTCAGTATTATTGGTTGCCAAGTGGACCAGATAGCGTT